TCAACTTTGGTCCTTGAATTGATCCATCTGATTTGCCCAAGCGTTAAACTCCACCTCAAACTCAGCTTCATTTGCCGTCTCAGGCAGTGCTTCCAGCGCGGTTTTCCCATCCATGCGCAGTGAGCGGACCGTGTCCAGAATCCCGTTGAATTTCAACTCCACTTGCCGGATCTTTTCAACAGCAGTCGTCGCATCCACTGAATAGCGCCGCATATGATCGGCCACGCCACTGGGTGGCTCCCCTTGCATACCGTTATCTATGAACTCTCTGGTCTGTTGCGCTACCCTGACGTACTCCCTTTCGACAGTCGTTCCTCCTGGTAAAAAACGCCCACGCACCGCATCAGCAAACTGATCCAGTTTATTGCGATAAAGATCCAGTAACTCTTGATGGGTAGGGGGTGGTTCAGGAAGGTCCTGTACTGCTTTTTGCCGCTGATGCTCAAAAAGGATGGCATCGTATGACGCCAGAGTATCAATGGTTTTGTTCGGAATTTCGCCCGTATACTCCTCCTCTCCCTGTCCATCACGCCACTGTAGAGCATGCAGCTTACCGGGTATCGAGTATTGGCTCAGGTCAATCTTCAGTGCATAGCCATCCACTATGACCATGTTATCTGCGGTTACTATAGTTACCTGGTTACTCATGGGTATCCTCACAGTTTGATGATGTAGCAGAGAGCATAATAAGGAGGGCGAACATCGACGGTGTGGTTATGACTACCCGTGCTGTTACTACTGGCACTGTGATTATGGGAACTGGAACTACCGGTATACCCCGTATACAAAGCACCCGATGAAGTCCGTGCATCACCTCCGGCAATGAGAGAGGTATAACGCCAACCGCCAGCCAACGAACCACCGACCTTATTGCCCGTTGCCGCATGACGGTGACTGGGGATCTGGCTGATTGAAAGCGTGGTATTCCCCACACTGACAGAATGTGAGTGCGCACCGCCTGTACTGGTCGTTTTATTAGTGCTTCCACCCATATCAGCAGGGTTATAGGTATCCCCTGCCCCAACAATAAACCGGTCTCGCAAATCAGGAATCTGAATACCACCCGTCGTTTTACCGGAACCATTACACAACTGATAACCTGCCGGAATCTGAGCGACAGTCCCTGCCCAGAGGATGATCGAGCCTGCAGGCAGCGCATTCTCTACTGCTTCCTGTACAGCCTTTGGTGTTGCTGCGCCGATATTGACTGCAGTGAGATTAATACTGCCGGTCAGCGGCTTGCCGTTGACGGTAACCGACTTGTCGACCTTGTTCTGGTTCAGGTCATACACCGCCTTGGCCGAGGCATGGAGACTGGCATTATTGGTGGTCAGACTGCTGGTGATGCCATAGTTCTGGACATTCCCCAGACCCACATCACTTTTCGTGGTCGCCTGAGCCCTCAGCCCTGAGTAAGTCCCCGTGATCAGCACATACTGGTTGGCCAGCTTGTTACCCAGCCGGGCGCTGTCATACGCTTGGGCTGTTTTGTCCAGTTTATTGTCCTGCAATACCTTGCCCGCAGCCGCCAGCAGAACCTTGTTGGCAGAGCCATCGGAGAGACTGGAGGTCGCCGAATAATTCGGAACATTGCCCAAACCCACTTGCGACTTGGTTGGAGCCGTTTCAGCGGTAAAGATCCTGACCCAGCCATTATTAGCCGCATTTCTCAATTTGAACTCAGGCGGGTTACTGCTGGTATCCAGCCAGACCATCCCGGAAAAGGGGCTCTGAGGCTCCGATGAGCCCGAGTTCTGCTCACTGAGTGCCGCCAGGATCTGGTTCAGCAGTGCCCTGAAGGGGCCACCGGCCAGATTGGGAATATGAAAGCTGTCGGTCTGACTCATGAGGCCTCTCCATAGCCGATGGATTGATAATCAAAGGCCGCCGCAAGGGCTGAACCTCCATTAAAGAATCGAATATTAAATCCTGCTCGATCCTGACCCGTCAGCTCCCAGCGGCCATTCTCGGGCAACCCGTGAGCGGTAATAGCAATACTGGGGCTTTGATCAAGGAATGGGGTCAGATAATTAACCCTGAGACCGGCAGACGGTGCCGTCAGATTGTGTGCCCTTTCGATACGGTCCTGAACATCAGCGATCAATTTCAGACTCGCCAGGGTTGCAGCCGATCCAGCCGCATAACCTTGTAGAGTTACCCTGAGCCTAAAACCTCTGCCTCGGAACTCACCCTTAATAAAAGGTGTCCACTCTGACCAGGTAGCCGAATTACTGGCCGGATCGTCATCCGTCTGGCTGACTTCATAACGCAGGGATACATTGTCAGGAATCGCGCCGTCAAACAGGGGCCAACTGTCCATCAGGTCGGTTCGGTCATCGATTGCGTCAGCAAAATAAACAGATGCATCCGTCTCCAGAGTTAGACGAGTTGTGGCCACAGCTCCCAGATCAAGAGGCTGTGTCATTGTATAGAAAGGCGTGCCTTCCTCCAGACCGATACTGGTCAGTTGCAAGCGCAGAAAGTTCACGCCATCCGACTCTGTATTGACCAAAAGATGGTTCTGCCCCTGTACGACATCCGCTTCATACTCATACCAAGCCGATGCTTGATTGGGTCCGGCAGGATCTGCATCCCAGACTTCTCCGTTCAAGGTAAAGCCCAAACCACCCTCGGGATCATTCAGATACATCCTGATCCAGCAACGGCCTGAAATAGGCGAATCAAAATAGACGTTGATATCTTCTTTAAATTTATTCCCCGAGTTCACTTGCTGATCCAAAAAGAGGGTATTTTCAGCAAGCGTTAATGATCCTCCGAGGTTAACTACTGCCTTATTCTTTGCTCCTGGCCAGGTATCCGGCTCCTCCCTTTCCACCACCCGGTTATAACCGATCAGACCGGCCATATTAGAGACAACCACAGAAGCCTGCTCCGAGTAATAGCCCGTGGCATTCACGGGTTTCACCAGGTACGTTCCGGCCAGCAGAGGCACACTGGCCAGTGTCGCATTACCCGGCAGCCGGTCAGTCACCTGGGCGGCACTATCCCAGGTAGCGCCATCCCCCACCAGGTGAGTATGACGAACATGAATGGAGCCCCCGGCCAACACATCCGGATCGGTGCTTAGATCCCAGCTGAGGCTGGCGGTATTACCAGACTGCCCGTGAAGACGCAGGTTCTGCAATGCCTGGGGAGGGCGCTGGGTGCCTTGGACAATGAAGCTTTTAGTGACATAGCCAGAGCGACGGACCCCATTAATGGCACGTACCCGAAAGGTGTAGTTCCCTGGGGGAATCGCATTCAGTGTTGCCGAAACAGCAGGACCGGATTGGATACCGGACCAGTTCGCCTGCCCCAACTCCTGGTATTCAAACTCGTAATGCGTAGCCCCGGCGACAGGCTGGCAGCTCACCACCACCTGGTTGATGATCTGGATACCCGAACCGATCAGACTCTCTTGAGTCGTCAGACCGCCTGGCACACTCAAACCGATCAGAGTAAACAGGGTATTGCTCCAGGCACTCAGACCCCCTTCACGCTGACTGATGGTGGCGACCTGCAATTCGTATTCAGCAGGTGTTAACGGGGCGATTAACCAGCGATTATCGGTGGTTTTACTCTCCACCAGGAGATCACTACCCTGCAGCAGGCGTACCTGGTAACCGCTGCTTTTATCCACGGCACTCCAGGTCACTTCACCGGCATGAGTAGCATTTTCATCAAAGGGCTTGAATGCCAGGTTGGCGGGTGCATCTGGTGCTGCCATGGTCAAGGCCAGTGTCGCCGGATCGGATTCTTCTACCCGTCCCAGGCCTACCACCTCCACCCGGTAACTACCAACCTTTAGCACCGGCACCTGGTATTGATGACCACTGACACGGGTCTGAACCGGGATACTGTTATCGGACAGACGAATAATGGTGACCCGGTACTGACTGGCATTACTTTCCCAACTCAGCAATCCCCAGAGTCCTGGATCGTCACCGGCCACAAAAGCCAGTTCGGCGGGTGTCGTCAGGCTTTCCGTCAAGCGCTGGCTACTGGCCTGCCAGGGCGAAAATTGGTCACGCCACTGGGCCCGGACCCGGAACTGGTAGACGGCGGGTAACATAGGTGGCAACCGGACCGGCGCCCCAGAGCAATCACCGTTGAATTCAAAATCCGGCCCGGAGACCTGAAACTCAATGCGATCAGTACGGGGATCTTGCTCAGTAAATGTCAGGGTGCCGCCACTGGTAGTCGGGTCAGCGTTTTCAGAGACAAAGACCGCTACCGGGCTGGCCAGGCTATCAATTTGCAACTGGGTTTCTTCCGACCAGGCTGACGGGGTAATCCCCAACACAGACCGAACTCTCAACCGGTAATTGCCTGCATAGAACCAACCCAGACGCACCGGCGAGGCCGCAACCGAGGTCCGGTAAACCCCTTCGCCCCCATGGGTCAGCAGCTCCAGTTCATAGGTCTGGCCACCGGTATGTGGCCAGCTGACCTCCAGCCAATGATCGTGGGCATTCAGTTGCTCAACGGACAGATCCGGTGCTTCCAGGGTCAGGCTGATCGCCTGGCTGACCGGTGCACTACTGACTCCAAAGGCATTTCTGGCCACGACCTGCACGGTATACACTTTTTCTGCCACAGGCATAGTTAAGGGCACAAGGGTATCGGGTACCTCAGCCTGCCAGATCACATCCTGTCCATCCAGTAACACCACCCGGTAACGGGCAGCCTGACCTTTCCAGGACAATACACCGTGTTGATTCAGCTTGTCTGGAGTGCGTATAAAACTAAACTCCGTCACCGGCTGCACCGTCCGAGGATCAGAGCTGTCGAGATTGCCAGGCAACAAAGCATCCACGATGCGTCCAGGCTGACCGCTCCAGATATCGGGATGATCTTCCACCAATTCCACTCGAATACCACTGCCTGACGGGTCCAGCTTCCAATTCACTACCCTGAACTCTAAGCCTTCCACACCCCGAAAATCGGTTTTGACTACCCGGCTCATCACTACATCAATCGCCGAAAGCATGAATGTACCGACGACACTGGCTCCCCGACGACGATTCTCCAATTCAATCCAACCCAAGGCCTGAGCCTGAGTGTTCGACTGAACAAAATCCAGACTCATATCTTCAACCCGCTCACGGCCATCCTCTTCGATATACTCAGGGCGTGACAGCGACGGGAAGTCAGTCATATTAAAACCCTGACTGGGCTCCAGGTACTGCCCGGTAATCGTATTGATTCTGTCTTGTAACGGTTGGGAAACCCGGACCTGCAGATCACCGATAGCCTCTGACTTCTTTAAGGTACGGGTTGCCGGACCGTAATAGGCACCGGCCCTAACGCCCCACAAACCACCGGAACGGATAAACTCGCCCGCCATGGTAGCTGCAATTTTACCTAAAACCTGTTGAGGATCGGTTTCCTCATCAAAGACCGCATGACAGCTATAACGAGACTCTGTGACACCATTGCGTACCACCTGCTCATCACAGATATTAGCGGCCCGGATAAAGTAGTCCTCTAAAATATGCTTTTCCGGACTGAGCAAATGATGGCGAATATAATGACGGCCCTGCAGTACTGGATTACTGCTGAACATCGCTTGGGTCGTGCGGGGATCATGAACTTTCATGCCCCTCACCTTGGCCACCACATCCTCTATACCACTGGGCCACTTTTCCGGGTCCGAGCGCAGGCGGGCGTGTAGAAAGGTCTGGCCACGACCCACCATCTGCTGATCCCACTGGGGAACCCCGTTGAGTGAAAACGGCACACCACTGGCCTGGAGACTGCGACTGTAGAACCAGACTTCGCCATAGAGCTTTCTGCTACCCATGGCCTGACTAAGAATGCTGTCGAACATCCCAAACAAACCCTTAAAGTTCTGGGGTTGTGGCTGTTCGCCAAAATACCAGTAACTGCCTTCCGCCGTGCTACTGCCTCGGGTGAAAACCCGGTCACCAACCCGGACACTCAGACAGTCACTGCAGGGATGACCCGCCAGGGGAATCACCAGGTCAACAATTTCGTCCTCACCACTGTCATTGGGCTCACCCGGTTCCTGAATGAAGATCACAGGACCTGAAACTTCCACCTCACCAAAGATGACCTGCTTGGGCGCATTAGAAGCCCGAAAAGTCTGCTTGCGCTCTTGGGGATTACTGCCCTGATCAACAGCCTTGGCTTTCTGGGCAGAGTAATAGGCATAGCCTGCTGCAACAACACTCACTGCCAGGGCAATGGCACCTACCGTTCCTACCGAGGCTACGACAGCAACAACAGCGGCAGCTACTGGCGGCATGGTAACCTCCAACCGCATTCAACAAGACTAAGGGAATGCGCTCGTAGACCTTGAGTTTCTGGCAACCAGACTGTTTCTCCCCAGACAATGCCCAGCGTTTTACCATTAGCCAGATCGGCTCCGGCTATATCCCCTCTTTGCAATTGCTGAGGCTCAACCCTGATCGTTTGAAGTTCCCGGGCAACCACTTCGTACACATCATGACACTGACGCTTTAACAGTTGCTTTAATGCTCCGCCAGCGGTCGTATACTGACCTCGCCAACCTTTGGCAAAGTCATGCCCGGTTTGTGCCTGGAGTGCATCCGCAGCCGCCAGAGCGCAATCAAACTGCCCCCACTGAAACGGGGTATCAATCGCCTTATGCAACCAGTCAATCAATCTGACTTCCCAGTCTTCACGCCGTTGCATCTTGCTTCTATTTATAGGGCTTCTATTTATATGGATAGGCATCCCGCTTGCTCCCCCAATAAATGGGCCGATCCGCTGTCTTCGCAGACCACTTGTAAAACTGATCACCGGGATACTCCCGGCGATGGCTTTCATCGGTATAGCGCCCTGGTCGTTTACGACGAGGATCAGCGGTATCGGTGGCCAGCTCCACAGAGATGGTATTGCTATCCCCCAACGTAGTGCCGACGTCACTGATATAGCCTGCAAACATCGGAGTAAACGAGGCCTCTATAGGCAACCCGCTACCGTCCCTTGCAGCGGCATACACAACCCCTTCACGCCCCACCGAATCCCGGCGAAAACTCTCTCTCAACAGATCTTCTTCAAAACCACTCAGCTCCAGTGGCAGCTCTGAACGACCCAGTTCATCGTCATCACTGATCTGGCCAATCCCCCCCAGACTGCCCATTCCCAGCCAGACTCGACCACTGATTCTTAGCTCACCGATACCACTATGAACACGTACGACACCACCCGGCCAATCCAACTCAACCAAAAAAATGATATTGGGTTGCGGGCTTTGAAATGCACTGATCAGTTCTGGGGGTAAGGTTCTCATCCCATCACCTCCACAAAGTTGAGCTTCATTTCTGTCAGGTAGCGTTTACCTTTGCTGATCCTACGTGGCAGAACGGCCTTAGGCTCCAGCTGCATCAGGCAGGCACAGTTACGAGTAATCACTTGAGTGCCAGCAGCAGGCAGCACTCTCAGATAAGGCGTGATGTACAAGGGGGCGTAACCACCGCCGTCTGTATCGGCATCACGGGTCAGCATGTGCATATGACTGCCTATTTGCACCAGGTCTCCCGCTTTCAACCAACCAGGCACATTGGGGGAAGCACCAATCACATTAACAATCCCTCCCTGGTTCTCTCCCAGCGTCACCGGACTGCCCCCGCCAGGCCCTTCAGGTTCAGCATGGGCGGCATCAGGAAGCAGAATCCCTGAGCGACCATGCTCAGCCAGCAACCCCAGCACTTCGCCTGCCTGAGAACGGGTCAACCAGGCCAGTTCCACTTCACATTCCCACAAGGCACCGCCATAGTCAGCCTGTTGACCCCCTTGGTTAAAGGGATTATCAAAACCTTTGATACTGCGCTCGATGGAATAGTCACAGCGCTTGAAAGGGATATTGGGCCAGATCATCCTAACCCTCCTGCTGCACGACCAACGGGGCCAGAACGGGTTTTCAAATCACTCGCCACCCGACTATACGCCCTGTCTTCTGCTTGCTTGGCCGTGGCCTGAATCATGGCGACTATCTGCCCATTACTCTCAGACTGAGTCGCGGTATAACCTTCCGGCAGCCCTTCAAAACGAATCAACATAGGCATAGCAGTACCAGCGACTGCGCCGCCTGAACCGCTTAGGGCCTGCTGCATCTTCCCCATCATGGAGACCATCCAGTTAAAGTTATCGGTTTGCTGGGGGTTCATCACCATCTCATCCCGGCGCAACATCCAGGTGCCTTCATTGGCAGCAGGCACCCGACCAATACCATCATGAGCCTGACCCTGGAACTGAGTACTCTGAATCGTTGAAACAATACTGGCGGTTTGAGCTGCCACTGTGGCCATCGCGGGAATATTGGCCGGAAAAGGCAAGGCCGCTGCATTGGCAATGCCCTGCTGAATTTTGATGATGGACTCGGCAATCGCAAAGGCTTTACTGACCGCAAACAACCCCTTAAAGATCCCGGATTGCTCACCCGCAAAAGTACCGGCAATATCCGCCATAGATCCAAACAGAGCGCTGTAGTTCTGCAGCTGCTGCAACTGCATCTGACGACGCTGCTCGGTTTGTTTTTTCTCAATATCAGTTAGCTTCAACTGGTGCTGCTGGAACAGACCCTCACGGGCCATAAAGTATTGCCGCTCCAGATCAACCATCAGTTCCTGGTTACCCAAGGCCGCTTCGTAGTGCTCTTCAAACTGTTCAGTTAGTGACGCCATGCGGTCTTCATGGTCGTATTGAGCCTGAAGCTTTGCCGCCTCAGTACCCGCTGCCTGCAAAGCTAACTTGCGCTCAGTCTGCTGAGCTATGGCCTGTGCCTCCTGTTCAAAAGCAGCCGCTTTTTGCACGGCTTGTTGCCGATCAAGCTCAGCAGCCGCTTCCAGGATCTGGCGTTGCAGGGCTGGATCAACGCCCTTCAAGTCACCGTGACCGATCTCATACTGAGCTTTCTGGGCTTCGGTCGCATCAGAACCCAGCACCGCCTGGCGTCGCATATTGGCCAGCTGCTGTTCAGCCTGTCGAGTGGCTTCAAGCGTTTCCTTCTGGGCATTGAGCAGATCCAGCTTGCGCGCTTCGCTGACAATTTGCTGCTGCAGCGCACCCTCGACGTTTTTCAGCCCGCCGAACTCAATCTCATAGAGCGCTTTGGCGGCCTGGCTGGTCTGACCAAACAGGGCATTCTGTTTCTGCAGGTTGGCCAGCATACGCTCTGCGGCTTCCTGCTGTTTTTCGTTCACAACAACAGAGCTACTGCCTTCCGATGGACCTGCGGTAGTCGTTCCGGTTCGCAGGCCTTCCAGCTTCTGTTGAAGGGCTTCAAGATCTCGTTCCGCCGGAATCAGCTGACGATTAATTTCAGTCACCTGAGCCGCGATTTTGCTGGCTTCATCGCTCTGCCTGGTACGCAGTTCACTATTCGACTCGGTCAGCTTTTGCCAGAGCGACTGGCCAGGCAAGGGCGCATAAGCCAACCGATTGTATTGCTCACGAAGTTCAGCAACATGCGCCTTCTGTTTCTCAATAGCATCGGTTAGCCGGGTTTCCTGGAGTGCATCCATGCGCCCCAGCAAGCCATCCACCTCATCTTTTAACCCACGCGTATCGACTTTGGCGCTGGCAGCCTGGAGTGCGAAATAAGTCAGAGCTCCAGCCGCCATCATCACAATACCGGCAGGCCCACCCATCAAGGCCATAGCCCCACTGAATGCACGAGTGGCCACTGCGGCCTGAGCGGTGGCAGCAGCTAACGCTGTCCTGCTGGCAGCAAGACGGGTATCCGCAGCCTGTGCGGCCACGGTTGTCAGCGCCGCCGCTCGTTGAGACAGAGCCAGTCGCTCTTCTGCCTGAGCTTCTGCAATGGTCACGGCCAGCTTGGCACGATTTGCAGCAATCGCCTTGACCTTGGCAGCCGTCAAAGCAGCCACTGCAGCAGCACCTCGACCCATAGCGGCGGCCAAGGTCACACCGACCACTGTACCCACCAATTCGGCATTCTCGGCCAGTGTTTGCAGACTGGATGAAATGCCACCCAGCACCGGACTCAAACCATCACTAACAGGATCTTCAAAGGCCACCACGGCCTGCTGCCAGGCGTTCGTCATCTGGGCAAACTGGGCATTGATATTACTGGAGAGCCTTGCAGCCGCACCGTCATAATCGGCCAGCGCTTTAATTAACGTGGTCTTGAAAAAGTCGCTGGTCACTTCACCAGCCAGCATCATACGACGGAAGCCACCGGCCTGAAGGCCAGCCGCTTTATCCAGTTTGTTCAACAACCCGGGTAGAGGTTCCACTACCTGGTTCAATTCTTCAGCCCGCACCACGGGTGAGGCCAACGCCTGGGAAAGACCGTACATGGACTGACTCAACTGGACCGACGAGGCACCGGCCTGACTCTGAGCATTGCTCATGCCTTCGAAGATCTGGCGCATTTCGGTCTGATTCAACAACCCGGCTTCCTGCAAACTGGCCAGGCGAGCATAATTGCCCGCCATATCGGTCAGCACTTTATTGTGTTCCTGGGATGTTGCGATCAGGTATTGCTCTGTTTCAATCCACGCCTGCTGCCCCCCCACCAATGCAGTGATCTGGGTGCGCATGTCCTGATATTGTGCCAGTGTCCGGGTAATGTTGCGGGTCAGTTGCATGGCAGAGAAACCACCGGCCAATGCCAGCAGCTGGCCTTTCAGCAGCGAGGTTTGACGACCGACCGACTGCATCTGTCGTTCGGTGTTATTCAACTGGCTAGCCGTTGTTTGCCCACTGGCTCCCAGCTGTTTGATCGCCTGACCGGACTGACGCACTTCGCCGACAAAGCCTTTACCATCGGCTCTCAGTCGTAATACCAGGTTAAGGTCTTTCATCACTCTTATCCTTGTACAGCGGCTCGGCTGTTGAGATGTTCCGCAACCTCGCGGGCGATTAACTGCATTCGGTGATAGTCTTCCGGCTTGACCGTGCGGCCACTGAGGTCAGCGTCGGCTTTCAGTGCCACCACATCCAGACCGGTACAGACACTGCTCGTGGAGGAACTATTGAACTTCAGCTGGGCTCCACCCTGACACCACCAGAGCAGGGCTTCCCGGTGCTCCTCCCACACGTCGAAGACTTCGGCTTTCGGTTCCGGTGACTGTTGAACGCCCCAGGCGGCCAGATCGTCTTCAAACTCGGCCTGACCTTTGGGGGTGATGGGTTGCGCGGCCAGCAGGTGGCTGACCGCCTCCATCAGTTTTTTCTGCTGGCTTCCCCAGAAGATGCTTGCAGGTAGGCACGCACCACCGCTTGGTTAAACGCGGGCAAGTCCGCCAAGGCATCACGATTTTCATCACTGAACGACAGCTCATTCCCGTCTTCATCATGAATACCGCTCCAGCCCTGGACGATCTCTTCAAACACTACTTTGTCCCCTTGAGCAGCCAGATCGCGGTACTGAGTAGCGGGCAAAATCTTCAGATCCAGCGTAATCGGGTAAGACTTTGAACGACCTTTATCCAGGGCTACTTTGATATCAGCAGGCCAGTCCTTAACAATGCGGTCTTTGACAAACTTGAACATGGTCTTTTAAGTTCCGTTGATTAAAGGGTTTACTACGTTCTGTTTAACGGGCCATAAATATCGGTTTACGCCGTGATAATCTGGTCACCGTCACCAATGGGCCGCACCGGAATCGAGTAAGTCAGGGTTCCGTTCTGGTCGCCGTAGGTGGGTCGCCCCAGCTGCAGCTTGTCGGTACTCCACTGCACCTGGTTACCGGCGATTCCGTGGGTCAGGCTGAATGCGACGGTCTCACCGGTTTCGGCTTTGGCAAAAGGATCAAAGCTACCCAGACTGCCCGCCTCCAGAACCAGGGTGCCCGACGGCTGATAGTCCGAGATCATCACTTCTTCATGGCCGATGTATTCTTCATAGCTGACCTGGTTCGCCTGGTCGTATTCCAGACTGATCAGCTTGACGCTGTTGCCTGCCAGTGAAGCGCTGGTGTACTCGGCTCCGACCTTGAGGGGCGTCTGCCAGTCCGAAAAACTGGCGGCTGGGTTAGCCCCAGCCTTGGGCTTCACAAACAAACCGGTGAAGGTGTAACGCATCTGGGGAAACTGCTTAGCTACCAGACTCAAACTCATGGAGCCACGAGCACCGACCAGAGCATGGAGTACCCCGTCCATGTAGAAATAGAAGGTGTTGGATGCCGTGCTGTTATCGTCCAGGGCATAGCTCACCTGTTCCGGAGAGCTGCCCACGGTCGCGGTTCGCAAGCACGCCTCTGCCAGACCCGCCCAGGGCGCAGGCTGGTTAGCGGTCCCGGAACCGGAGAAGTCACAACCGAACTCCAGAGTGACGTAGATTTCGGTGGGCAGTTCCGGGCTGTTGCCCAGCTTGCCATCGTCGTAGTCCAGAGCCGTACTTTCACCGGCCATGGGTGTAATGGATACCTCACGACCCAGCACATAGGACGGTGAACCGCCATCAATGGCATCGGTGCCGTAGGTGCTTTCTGGCGCAAAAGCTAAAACCTTTTTAGCGAATTTACGAGCCATGGTTGGCATCCTCCGTGTACTCAGTAGTAAATTTGTCGATCCAGGCCACCTGGCCCTTATGAATATTCAACAGCTGTCCGCCGTCCAGGGTCAGTGCCTCAAACCCCTGGGGAGCCCAGCCAAACAGACGACGACGTATTTCCTGTCTCAGTGGCAGCAGATCCGGCTCCCGGTTATGGGCCTTCTCGACCACCACAACCCCCAGAGTCAGGCTCACCGTTTGCAGAGCCGGGCCACTGCCCCGTACATCCGGTGCGGCCCTTTCCGCCAGGTTGATCACGAACAAGGCCGGAGTTCGATTAAGAGCTTGCTTGTCCAGATCCGACAGCGCCAGCAGACCTTTAACCTCTACCCAGGGCGGTACTCCCTGCTTCAGCTGCTCAATCACCACCGACACCGCATCCATCAGATAAAGCCTTTGGAGTTGGGCCGACTGAACACCGACGGCTGACTTTCAAACTCCGCCAGATCTTCGCCGTCCCGCCGCTCTTCCTGGTCGTTAATACCCAGTTTCAGCTTGCCAGAGCCCAGCTGCTCCAGGTAACGAATGCCTTCCTTATGCCGCAGGGCAGCCGGGTGACTGTCGTCCAGTCGGTTGTCGTACAGATAGTACCGGGCCAGATCGCAGGCAATACGCTCCAGAGTGGCCGGAACCTGCAGCAGAGGCAGCAGGTAACGCCCGGCAAGATAGCCATCGATAGTGGCAGCGGCATCATCCAGGACAGGGTCAAGTACGGCATCCACCACGACACCGGCGCTGCCGTCCCGATCGGTAAGACTGATCACCTCGTCCTCACCAAACCGGAGTATCATGGCTTCTCGGGTGGCGTACATTACTCGGCGTCCTGTTCCTGCTCGGCACAGAAGATTGCCCAGACCTCATCACGCTGTTTGGCATTCACTCCCAGCACATCGGCATTGGGCTTGCCGGAACTGTTCAGTTCCAACTCACCAGAGCCATGAAGTTCGCGAAGCCGGGCCAATCCGTCAGGCAGTTCTTCCTGTACTTCTTCCGGTTTATCTTTCAGCACGACGCCAGAGTCGGTTACACCTGCACCCACGCCACCATCGTCCACTGGCCCTTGCGTTTCGGAAGTTTCAGCCGCCGCATTCGGGGCAGCTTTAACCACCAGTCGTGGATCAGCCTGCAGAGCTGCCAGCTGATCTTCTGTAAAAAGGTTTGCAGACACTGCGTTGTCGCCTTTAGCAAACGCCATACCTGCTCGGCGATAGCCTTCACGAGCCTTATTGGTAATGAAAAGAGTGGGAGTATCAGGCTTGTCCATCTCATGAGTCCTTCCTGTTTTGTTCGGAGAATGTCCAGCGGCTTGGGGTACCGCTGGCCGGGTACGTCACACTGCTACAGCAGGAACAGGGTTAATCGAGCCAGGGCACTACAGCCACTTCCACCGCTTTGTAGTTGGTATTGCTTTCGCCCTGGGCCTTGTTCTCGGCTTCCACCACTTTTTTGGCCGCAGCACGATTCGAAGGACCAACAACCAGCAGATTCGGCATGATGCCCAGCTTGCGCCCCTTGTCGGTCTTCAGCTTCATCATGCTTTCAATACCTGCATCAAAGTTGGTGTCATCCAGTGCCGCCTTGGAAGCAAACGCCTGTTGCCAGAACGCAAAGCCAGCATTGACACGGGCATCCACACCGTAGAGGTACTCGTCTTTGATAAAGACGTGATCGGACGTACCGGCATCAGTCTTGGCCTGCAGCCGATAGTCACGACGACGCTGAAGGATCAGGGGTTTGAGGGGGCGAGTGGTATCCAGCAGAAACCAGGGCGAACCCGTCCCAGCCTGCATATTGGACACCGACACTTCTGAACCGACTTCACCCACCGGGTGGTCGGTATCAAAGAAGTTCTGGCCGTCGTAGCAAGCTGTGGTAAAACCAGCGGCCAGCAAAGCAAAAATCAATTCATCCGGGTGAGTGGCTGCGGCATAGCCCATGTCGGCAAACTTGGGCATGAGCACACCGTAGGTGTCGTCTTCAATGTACTCCGCCAGAATGCCTTCAGTGGCTTCAAACTTCTTATTCTTGATGCTGTAATCGTAGATACGCATCTGGTTAACCTGACGATCACCGATCCACTCGCGCAGACGACTGAACTCACCCAACCAGGCGTAGTCTTCCTGGGCGGCAGTGGAGTTCACCAGAGTGGCTATTTTTTCCCAGTACGGGGAGTAGCTGTTCCGTCCCTGGTTGAAGTGAAGCTTGACCGCGTTATAAATGGCAGCAAGCGCCGGGGCTGAAATATTCATAGGTTGTCGTTCTCCTGTGACCTTTTGACGGGGAGATAGAAAGGGGTTAACAGCGGTTATTCAGCAGCGCGCTGCTTCAGAAACTCTTCCTTGCTGATGCCCGTAGCCTTCAGTACGGCCAGCTCGTCCGTATTCAGATCCTGATTTTTCTGTTTCTTCGGATCAGGCAACTCATCGGTCTGCTTGCCTTTCAAAGCCGCTACCGGTGCGCGACTTTCCAGCATGGCTTTCAGTGCCGCTTCACCCTGCTGATTACCAAATTGCTTGAGGTAGTCTTCTTCCCGCTTGAAAGCCCGCCCCTCTTTCAGAGCATCGCTGACCAGCTGATCAACAGTCTGCTCGGCGCTGCTTCCCTTGAGGCTGGCAATCTCAACCACGGCATCGTCGTACATCGCCTTGGGCACGTACTGGCTAAGATTCACACCTTCCGTCTTGGCACTGGCTTTCAGTGCTGCCACTTCAGTGGTGAGCGTGTCCGCGCTGTCTGCCTTGGTTTTCAGAGCTTTTACTGCACTCAGTGCAGCCTGTCCCTGCTCAGTGCTAACCGTGTCTTCGGATACTTCAATACCGATCCTGGCCAGCAGGTCTTTCAGCCATTGTTCCATGGCGGTCTCCTTGTGGTTTTTCTGGAATTGACCTTTCAGTGCGGATACTTTCTGGAGTCCATCGAGGCCGGGATAGTTGACCAGTGCCGCCATTTTTAAAGCAACCGGGGCACCGGTGGTTTTGTCGTAAGGGAAAACAGCCGAGAGAAAACGGTACTCATCCGACTGGATGTAGTCCCTGGCCTTGTCGGTCCAGCGTGGTTTAATGTAAAGGCCCTCACCTTCACGCCACTCCATCTCGTCGGCGTTGAACCAGCCAGACGCAATGGCGGGCTGGCCGTTCTCTTCGGCTTTCAGGGTCTGGTGTTCGTAATCAATCAGACGATCATTGGTGAGCCCTCGTACCTGGTTGATCAAACGGTCTGCTATCTCACCATCCAGAAACCACTGGCCACCGGGAACATCGAAGGGTCTGCCATCGACCGCACTGAAGTGACCAGCAGGCAACAGCTGCGCCCAGCCATCGGCGTCAGGCGACAGATTCAGCTCACCGGACAGAATGCCCAGACCGATGTCAGGATTGTCCTGTTCCTGTTGGGAAAGGACGGCCAGAGAAAAATGAGAGAGTGAGAATGTATCCATAGCCTTTAAGGTTAAAGACTTGGCAGAGTGACGGGTTCTAAAGGGTTTTAGGGAATATTAGAGACGTTGCGGGGGAAAGAATCTTATCTTATGGCGTCCGACAGATGACGGGCAAGCACTTCCATAATCTCGTCTTTGTCGTCTTCACTGGCTCCCAGAAAAGGCCGCGCAGGAATCGCCGCATTGGCTGGGCGCATATCCGGCAAGCCACCATGTTGATGAATGGCCGCATACACTTTGTTACTGCCCACCTGGGCAAAGTCACGACCATGATCAGACTGGATCGACGCGGCCAACTGCCCGGACATTTGCAGGATGGAACCGGTATAGCCTTTCGACTGACGATAGCCTTTGTGGGCTTCGGTTAATGGCTGCCAGGATTCGCCAGTGGTGGGATCGGCCTCATTGGCAAATGCTTGCTCGGAGGCATCGGCCAGGATACCGGAGATTTCTTTCATGACAGGGCTAAGGTCTGCGCCCGCCGCAGCCAGATCGGTCAGCGCTTTCAGGCTGCCGTTATCGTTGAGGGTGAGTTCTATGGTGGCGGGCATGGGATTCTCTCCTATTAGCGTGTCACTCTTCAAATTCAATTATTGTGAAGAATTATCCCAGCTATTCATATAGATCTCGACAACCTTATAGTCGTTTAAGGATTTATCAAACTTAAAAATAACATCGACATTGGCATAAACCATATCTCTGGCTGCCAATTCATTTAAATCGATGTTTTCATCTAACTGCAATTTAACTCTTTGTTCAGCAATGCCGGGTAAAATAACTGACCAACCACGCCTATAATTATCACGATCTGTCCCCCGAATTTTTACCAAAGTGCGATCGTATTTATCAATCTTCTCAGCAGGCTTGGGTGGCTCATATACACCAGGTGCAGACTTTATCGTATCTTTCGTAATCACTAACTGGTCATTACCATCAATAATTATCTGGGCCTCATCATCTAACTTGCCAGGCTTCACCAACTTAACCGCATTCTCCGCCAGTTTTTTCTGGTTACGTATACTGTCACTGATCACTTTCTCAACAGTCTCTGCATCCATATCCAGATTCTGGCCTACAAAGTTAAGTACTACATTATTATTTCCTGTAATAGTACTGGTCGCCTGACCTCCTGTCCCTGATGGCAGAGCTTTAACTACACCCAACAGTGCAACTGCAGTAATAGTTGACCCAATCAATATTGGTACTATTTTTTTTCCGTCTTCCATGCCTGATTGCTTCCGAAGCTTATCGACCCAACCATTGAACCCTTCTTCACTCTTAAAAAAGTACCTGACCACAAAGTCTTCAATCAAAGACCCCGCAGCGATACTTTTTATGTCAATCTCAACTCTGGTAATGACATCCGACTGAGTCAGACCATTGAGAACATAAGGAGTTTCTTCGACAACACCTTCAAGAGCTTGCAGTGATTCAATGATACTCTTAATCGGCACATACTTTCTGTTTGTATAACGTAGCTGATGACTATCCTCATAAACAAACTCACTCAAAGCTAAACCCTCAAATATGTAAAAAATCTGAGAAAACCTTACCAAATGAAACTAAAGTACTCACCACCTTTTTACTTTTATCAACGTTAAAGGGGTATTAAAGACCCTACAAGCTCAAAAACCAAACCAAAGCAACCTTACAACCTCCACATACAAAAAAGCCTCAGAGAGCTTCTGAGGCTTTTTTAATGACAGGTTGTTAATACACCTACTCACCACCCTGTACGATATAACTCTCCCAGACATCGCCAAACAGTTCTTTGTCCCGGCCTTTAGCCTGTTTCTCCAAGCGTTCCAACTGATCACCTACATCCTCTGACCAGGGCTTAGCTGCCAGTAAATTAAAGGCTTTTTCCAACGGCCCCAGCTTTTCACCGGGTGGGGCTTGATAAGGCAGCTCTGTTGATTCAGTCATATCATCGCCCTTTTAAAGTCGGGTTACTATTCTCTATGGCTTCTTTCATTGTAGCCTCTATGAAGTCAGCCGCTTTCGGGTTCCACTTTCTAACCCCTATCGGATCAATGTACCAAGCGGTAAAGTGTTCAGCAAACCACTCGTACTTATTAGTACGGCTGTACTCGGTCAAAACAGACACCCGACTCAGCGCCGGAAAGCTGGGCGAGCCTGCCCAGTAATGCACCTGGTGGCCGACTTCGTGAATCCAGGTTGTGACTATCTGCTCTGGACTTTTCTGACCAGCTGCATCCGATAGAGACCAGTATCGATTAATATAGTCACCTGGTGTACTGGTACGGTTTACATCCGTATCAGGGGCATAGATTCTTCGCGGCCCTGAGTTTTTAGCCGCCGCTTCCAACACCATGTTTGTAGCCTGCTTGATTTTATCTGCTTCTACTTTTGCAAGATTGGTATTAGCCGCCACTTTTACCATGACCAGATCATTACTGGCACGGGTATAACCGTTAGTACGACTCACACTCGCTCTTGTACTGTACGCATATTGCCTAAATGCTTCTTGCGGCTGCACACTCAAGTAGTCAGCTACTCGGGTTTGCATATCTCTATTTTGCAAGGCTTTTTTGCCACTTAACTCGGTCGCCTTAGCCATCACTGACTTGATTGGGTGAGCTGCCAGAAAGTCATTAAATAGTTTCTGACTCTGACCGGTACCCAACTCATTCAAGACCCGGTTGACCTGATCACCACTCACACCCTTTACAGTAGAGAAAGGAGCCGGTGCCTTGATCGCCAAGCCTGGCATCTTTTCTCTAGGAGAATTGACCAGCCGCTTCTCTTTTTTAATCACATCCTTATTAAACTGCTTTAACTGTGGCTTCCCTGGTCGGTGATTCCACCCGGCATCCGGCGTCATACTCTGCCCCCCCTGGGTAAAGGTGGTGACCTGGTGGGTGTAGACTTCGCCAGAACGTTTATCAAAACCACTCTCGACGGTATGAGTACTTAAACGACCTTCGGACGATTCCACCTGTAACCCCAGCGATTGCAAACGACGGAGACTCAATGCCCGGACCCGGCACCGGCAGCCCCAGCCATTGGCCGGGTAGTGGGTGTTCCAGATCGGGTCGGTGTAATGAAAGACTTTATTATGGAGCGCTGCGTGGGAAGCCCGGGTATTCTCATCCATCACCGCCACATACATCCAATAGGGGCGACTTTCCGCCATAGCGGTTTGCTGTTGAATCCGCCCTGCCTGATAGGCCGTTTGGGTGTTGATGCGGTAGATGTTTTTCAAGCGCCAGGGACTGCCCAACTGCACCATCTCCGCTTCGCCCTTGCTATCTACGATGACCTGTTTGCCCCACCATCCCAGCTTTTGCAATCGGGGGGTCAGGGTTTTAACAAACTCATGGGACGTGGTACCGGTGGCTATGGCCTTATCGAGTTCTTTACCAAGGGTTTCGAGGATATCTACCCGGGCCGCCTTGGCCACTGTGAACGCCTGGGCGTGGGTTTCGGCGGCCACGTCTTGCCAGTTCCAGCCGATGACATAGCCCTTCGACCGAAAGAACTTAACCGCATCTTTCGGAGTCAGGGTAAAGGCATAGACCAGGTCGTCATTTTTGAGCATTCAGCCGCCCCCAGGTCTGGGCGACAAACAATACACGGCTGAGTTGTTCGGTCAGTTCAGTGTCGTCCATGGTCGGATAGAGTTCGGCTAGCTGTTCCATAGCAGCCTCTGGCCCTTCGGTTTCTATGGCTTTAATCAAAGGTTCCAGCATCGGCATCATTAATGCCTGCAGCGATTCTGCGGGAATGCTGCCCAGTGCATCGTCCAGATGACTCTGGGGTTGTTCGGCATCGGTTTTTAGTATCGCTAATGCACTGTTTAACGGCCCTTTAAGGGCGGTTTCGGTTTGGGATTGATCCAGTACAGGGCTTTGAGCTTTAGGACTGGTCAGAATCTCCTCATCCTCTTTGGGTTCGGGTATCTGCAGTTCCTGGTTGGCCCAGTTCAGAGGAATACGCACACCGGCATTCACCAGACCAGGGAGCGCTTTGGACAGTGCGGCAATATCACCCGGCTCGGTAAAGTCGAACTGAAACTGGGGAATACGACGGGGGTTTTGATAAGAACGGCCATTCAAAACATAGATGGGATAGACCAGATCACGGGTCACCGTTCGGGCCAGTTGCCGGGCGTCGCTTTCGGTCAGCTCTTTACGGACTTCGTTATGCACATTGCCCAGAGCGTTGGTACTGCTTTTGCCGTCGGCCTGACTCGTGAGTGTGCCACCCAGGATCGCCTTGGACTGGGTGCGCTCACACCAGTCCACCATTTTCATAAAACTGTCAGCGTTGGCGGTACTGGAAGCCCGCTCAAAATCAATTTCCATGCCCTGGGGAATAATGCCCCCGGCGTTATGGCCAATGCTCATGACTGCCCTGAGCAGGGTAGCTTTTTCTTTCTCGGTGGCTCCCCCCGGGTATTTACCCAGACGAATCGGCAAGCCATAGATCTCCAGAAACTCGGCCAGATCCCGCACAGAGTAGTTTTTAAAGATAAAGGGCCAGGCTAATACACGCACCAGACCCTGTCGGCCCAGGTAACCAGACTTGGCCCGGGCGCAGTGATTGATCCAGCCAAAGGCTCGCAGGGCCACCCCTTCGTAACTGCCGTCTCGAAGCCTTAGCTCATTGCGGTCATGAGGATTGGTCTGGAACCAGGCGGAGTCTCGCTGTTCGGCAGAGACCGGCAGCATTTCCCCGCCGAAGTTTTCCCACTCCAGCTCCAGTGCACTAAAACCCTTTAAAATGCAGTCGGTCATATCAAACAGCGCATCTTCCAACCAGGTGCACTGGCGCAGCATGGACTCAATCATGGCTGCGTCGTCTTTCTCCGCATCGCTGGCATCGGCTGGCGGTGTAATTCGCCAGTCATACCCCAGTACCGCACGACGACGTTTGGACAGCTCAGAAAACAGGTGACCGTCTTTCTCTTCAAAGTCAGCCGCCAGTTCGCTCTGGGCAATCAGATCATTGTCTTCGGCATTCTTGAGGATGCCCGCCAGTTTGTGAGGTGTCAGACCACTGGAGGGATGATCGGAATAATGCTGGCGCAACATGGCCAATTTGGATTCGTTATCGGTTTGCTGCCCTTCCAGATCCAGATCAAAAGGGTTGCCATTGATATCCTGTATCGTTGATTTCGCCATTACCAGCATCCCTGTTCAAATTCGTTGAAGTGTTCGTCATGGTCTTCGTTGGGCTCGCTGCGCTTGTCGGGCAGTGCGGTGAATTCAATCAGGCCGCCTTCTTCAAGAGTGGCCGCATAGGCCAGCACCAACGCCGAAGCCGCATCACCATGACGCTGCTTTCCATCTTTAGAGTCTTTGCCCCTGCCTTCAGGAATAACCGGTACACCTCTGTCGACGATAATGGTGCGAATGTCATCCACAGTATCTGCGTCTGCTGGTATCTCAATCATGTCGTCTTCAAATGCCGCTTTAAGTTTGGGCATATGAGTGAGATACCAGGCGCGGGAGGCCATTACGTCTTCAATTATGGAACCGTATTTATATCGAGCCTGTTCCGCTAGAAATTCACCGTTGCCTCTGGCATCTAGTTTGCCAGCAGAGAAGCGAGGTAGCCGATTACAAAGATAATAGAAGATGCGCTCTTGACTGGTGAATGGCACTGTTCGCATTTCCAGAATGAACGGCGCTTTTCTTTTCAAGTTGGCTTCGACAGCTAAAGGAATCAGTACAGAGAGATCGACCCTACGGCCAAAATCCTGCCCAACGTAATGCCTTAAACGATGATCAAGTTGGTCTAAAAGAGGCTTTAAATAATCATTACACCAGTCATCTGTTATCTGGTGCCTCTCATGCTCTGGACGTGAGTTAAACTCAGCATCGCCAGTAAAGCGAAGGACTGGTAGTTTTCTATTGGTTCTGGCTTCAATGGTTGGCCTGGGAATGTAGGCACCACCGCCGCGTTTAGGCACACAGAAGTATTCTTCCATGGCATCTTCTTTTGTAGGCGCGTTCTTGATCAGTCCATTGCGCCACTTTTCCTGAGCCTCTTCACTCCACTCCTGACCAGTAACAAAGCAGATTCTTTTATAGAGGCCGTCGGCCAGAGCATCATCCAGGGTCACTCGATGGACACTGTAATCTTTCTTCCCTGCCCTGGCGTCTTTGATGTACTGATTGAACAGATTCTCTTCGCTGTTGTGTGTGCTTATAATCCTGACTCTGGCACCCCACATCGTCAGAGCCATAGCTGCCTTGAGCAACTCGTCCAGATCTTCATGAAAAGCGGCTTCATCAATTACTACATCCCCCTGCAGACCACGAAGGTTGGAAGGACGAGAAGACAGTGCCTGGATCTTAAAGCCACTATTGGGGAAGCGGATCATGTAAGTCAGGATTTCTTCTTTCTTGCCTTCATCCCAGAAACTCTGCTCATAAACATCAGCCTGGGCTAATTGATCGAATGCTTTGGCAAACAGAGCGCAGGCCGCTATATATTCCAGTGCCATCTCCTGACGACTACCGACGTAAAAGACATTTCGACCACCGCGACGTTTAGGCTTACCTGTAGTCATTACATTACTGGCTGACTCTGGCCAGGTGGCTCCACAGCGGCGAGTCTTTTCAAAAATCTTGATCTGGGACTCATCCAGAAACCACTTTTGCTGGTAACCCAGAAAGATGGGCTCTTTATCTGGCACAACACTATCAGCAGAGTCCGGTACATCAACGCCATAAAGCTCTTTTTCTTCCTGAAGATTAATCAGTCTCGGCTGACCTATGGCTTTGAGTACTGGGGCTTCCTGACTCATTAGGCTTTACCCAGCAGGATTTCACGAATCCTGTTTTCTAACTGTTCTGACATACCATCAGAACCACGAAGTTCATCGGTAACCGTATTGGCAGCTTCTTCTGCAAACACCTTACGAATCTCGGTCTCCCGCTTATGGGAAGCCATAGCCGCCTGCTCAACCCGCTGCATCACCAGAGCTAACTGGTTCAGAGCTTTGGGCTCGATCTTGCCGCGATCCTTGCGCATTTCCATGATGACGTCGGCGGCCAGGGTTCGGACGGACTCCAGCAGCATCTTGCCCACGTCACTGGTAGGAGCTTCACCCAGCTTGGCCACCCAGACCGACGACACTTCCCGAAGCTCTCGGATCTGCTGCCCCATCTCGTCCATCTCTTTGGAATAACGACTCATGCCCGATTGACTGATCGGGTTTTCACCATGGGCTTCACACAGTTGATTAACCTCGTCCAGTATCTGGGTCTGGGTCATACGACCCTCACGAATCAACCGGTCCAGCTCTTCTTTAATTTTTTTGGGTAGCAGCTTGATCCGGCTTTTGCGGTTGCGGGTTTGGGCTTTTTTGTCGGTCATGGGTCACCTGGCCCTCGGACGTTTAACACCTGGCACCGTGGCACGACCGGCTGCCACATCTTCACCACGACTTTTGAGAGTCGCTATCAGAATCCCACTGATATCATTCAATGAGAGGAGATCCAGTTCTTCCAGATACTTCATGTGAGAAACAACCAGAACACGACTGATGTCATGTCCGTACGCTTTCAGCACTGTCTGCAGTACAGACTCATTGGCCTGAAGCCCCGCCATGTCATCAGCCAGAGTACGAAGAATGACCAGTCGCTGATCTTCATGAAAAACAGATTTCAAACTCACGGTTAATCTCCCTTCTTGCTGTTCAGCAGAAACTCGTGGATTAGATCAACTTTTCGCTCCACGCCTCCGACCTGCTTGGTTAATCCACCAACATCTACCTTAATGGCAACAAGGTCTTTATGAAGCTGGCTTTGCATGGCTTCGAGCTTTTTTTGATTACTGTCAAGATTGGCTTGGGCGTCTTCCAGCCTTTGCACCCTTCGATCCATCTTTTTGTTCTGCTCTTTCAGCGCTTTAATATCGTCACTGTTGTCTTTCTGTTTGCGCTTAATTAAGGCCCATATAAAGAGAAGAAATACTCCAAGAGTGGAGATGAGATCCAGCCCGAATTTCATTGCACTCCAATCAATACCGTCCAGCATGTTGATATCCCTATACGATTAACGTGATCAGCCAAACAAAGAACCAGACGACCAAGGTAACCTTCAGTGCATCCCAGTTGAGCTTTGTTAATGCAAGCCAGGCCACCGCCTCTTCCCCACGAAGGCCAAAGGTTCGGTAACTGGTCCAGATGGCAAAGCCTAAGAAAGCCAGGACCAGCATTAAAAAGAAACTATGCATAGCCTTTCTCCTTATGTTCCTTGCGCTGCTGGCAATCCAGACAACGACTGGCTTCTATACCAGCTGCCAGCCGATGCTCTATAGACTCTTCACAATCCCGGCAGCAGGCTTCGCCGTTGATATAGATGGGTGACTCTTTAACACGGTTTAACTGCCGTTTAATCGCCTGTTCACGGTCAGCTATCTCCAGCTCTTTGGCGCGGTCAAGATCGTCCATACTTACTTCCCACGACCTTTCACGTAGTTGTAGATCCCACCCGGGGCGAGTGCAGCCATGGCCGCCATGGGGTCATACCCTTGATGCACCATATAAAAAGCCAACCCATAGCCGAGGTAACTCATAACCTGACGGCCCATTTTGTGCAGGGCATCGACCCAGGGCACGGTAGTGGTTTGCAGTTCCTGTCGATACGTTTCTTCCAGCATCTGGCGCAACTCGGCGCTGGCCATATCTGCTTCGTGTTTAAAGGCGTTGAGTTTGTCCTGATCGGTAATGGCTTCCGATGCCAAGTCAATGACCTTACTGAAGGGATTGATCCAGTCGAGCAGGCTCATAGCAGACGTTCCTCATAGAGGTATTGTTGAAGCTCAAAGCAGCGCTTGAACCAGCCACGAATAAAACGGTTCTGGGACTCGTCCTGAGCAATCCGGTGGTAGCGTTTCGCACGGCGGCTGAGGTAGTTACTGATATATGAAAGAGGGGTTTCCAGGTGAGCAGTTCTGAGAGTGACCGGGCCGAGAATGCCGTCGACCGTCACGTTAAGCGACTGTTGCAAAAAACGAATGGCCGCACCCTTACCCATATTGACTGCGGTATCAAAAACGACACAGGCCACCGCCGCAGGCAACAGGTCACACTGGCAGGGCTGCCAATAGTCCTGATAATAAATAGCTTTAGCCTGCTCAACCGTCAGACTCTTGATATCCAGATCGGGATAGGCACGCTGACTGATACCAAAACTCGTGGCACCACCCCGGTCTTTCGGGTCGTCCACATAACCACCTTCTTCACCCAAAACAAATGTTATGGCAATTTCAAAAGCGGCTGAGTAGTCGGGAGTTGAATATTTATTGTTCATGCTCCCAGTGTGCAGGGAGCTTTACCCTAAAGGGCTTTAAAGCCCTTTAGTGTTATATTGATGCAGGAGGGCAGAGAAAAAAGAGAGGCGCAGGCTTTACGCCTGCTCATTGGGGAAGAGATTATGCTGTATCCGGTTCTTGTGCAACTGCCTTTGCTCACGGACTACTTCATACACTTTCTGTTCACTGAGTTTGTAATGGTTGCTGAGTCCCCGTATGTTTTTACCATCAAACTCATCGTATATACGTTTATCTCTCAAGGCTTTTTTAATGCGCTCTCCCTTGGGTAGATAGTAGTTTCGGCCTCCGCACAGAAACGACATAGCCAGCAAAACCCGCTCCATTTGCAGGTAAAGCGCATCGTCTTTCACCTCTTCCCGCAGCAGTTGTGCCCGAATTACTTCAGCCAGTTCGACCAGGTCACCGGGCCACAGGTGCTTTTGATGCAGGGCTTCATCATCCAGGTGCCCCAAAATGTCATTAGTGTGATCAAGGCCGAACAGGTCGTCTTCATTCATTGACATGCTTTAGCCCTCCGTTTTTTAATCTCCCGGTACTGCCAGCGCTTCAACTGCTCAATCAGACGACTGCAAGTCGCGGTATCCAGCCAATCCACTTTCTCGATACCGTGCCCGTCATTGAGACGAACACTCATCTTCTTAACCCAGTTTTCCAGGGCATTCTCTGAACCGTCCTTGATAAAGCCCTCCTTGTACATGTCGATCCAGAGCGCCCTCAACTTGTCTGTGGGCCGACCTTTACTGACCGGGCTGGCACGTTTACCACTAAGCGATTTGGCTCGCTTCGGCTTCCAACCCATAACCGTTTTCAGGTAGTGCTCAACCTTAAACAATTCAGCCAGGGACATCTTTCCACAGCTGTCTTTTTGAGTTTGAGCCTTGAGCAGGGTGCGGTATTCGGCATCATCCATACCCAGCTCGTGCTTGGCGATATGGATACGGGCAATAGCTCGGCCACGCTCACCGGGCTTGCTGTTTTTAGAAGGGTTAGATGGCATCGAGCACCTCCGGGTGTTCTTCTCCGATCGCCTCTAACAGATGACGACGATGGTCTTCAAAGTACTGGATCAGGGCTTTACTCTGGTCATCGGCCTGGTCAAATACCTCGCTTTGCTTATCAAAGACATCGGGCTTGATGCAGGCAATGTCGCGGCTAACCATATGCATGGCCAGCAGCTCGGCGACTTTGCGGGCGGTGAGTTTGCTCATACCAGATCACCCCCTACAGCAACCAGCTCAAGATCTTCCAATTTCGCGTACTGGCGCATCAACACCGTCGAATTTTTGAAACACGGCTCATACCAAACCTGTTTTTTATCGAAGTCCGGCAAGTGCTTTTTCATAGCACGAACCCCTATCTTTTTACGAAGGTTGGCTATTTTTTTCGGGCTGTATAACGCCTTGGTTCTCTTATGCCAAAGCTTCTTTGTCAGAGGATTAAACGAATCCATAGATTCAATCCCCCAAGCCGGTCTGTATACTCCATCAAAATATACAAACAAACGAGATTCAGACTCGCTTACAAAGCGTCTGGTAATTGAAACTTTGACCTCTTGATACTCAAACTCAACAGTGCCAAACACAGCTGACTGTAAGTGATCTGTGACCTGTTTTTGCTGCTCTTTACTCAAACTCATACCGCCTCCCCCAACTGCAGCACCTGGTCACATTCATCCAACAACGCAGCCAAATCCGGGCGGTGATCTACTGACTGATCCAGCTCATCCTGCAACTGCTGGGCCTGACGGGAACAAAGATCTTGCAGTTCCGCGATCTGCTCGTCTTTATGAGCAATGATCCGCGCGGCCACCAAACCTTCTGGCTCTGGCGTTTGCACCTTCACTCCAGCCAAAGGCACCACGTTCATGTATTCAGAAGGCTCCAGCTCGTTAAAGCTTTTGACCTGTTCAGGGGTCCATGTTTCTTTCATTGTTATTATTCCTGTTAGGTGGGGCCGATGACTATTTTGGATAGCCCCGACCCCGTTTTCTCCTTTATGGTTAATGTTCCCCAACACAACCCAAAGGTAGAAAAATAGTGGTCAATAAAGATCATGACTTCGAAGTCGAAGCACTTGCACAAAAAGCCTTATTGGAATCCTTACTGAACTGTCTGGTTTCCGAAAACCCTACCGTGCTTTACAAAATGCTCAGGGACCTGGACAAACAGATGCGTATCAGTCCTGACACTGACACCCATCTTGCTTCTGGCTTTGGTCTAAAGCGCGCACAAGGGCTTGTACTTCAGCTTCTAGAAAAGCACGATCCTCAGCCGTAACAACGCGGTTCCCACAACCCCGTTGCACAATCTTGAAAACCCTTGCGCTGATACGGTCAGCGCAGTTTCCTACCCTGAGAGCATCTCCAAAGTTCATCGCTTTTAAATCACTCATAGCCACCTCCTTATGCTGCTGGTAGTGACAGAGGTACGACCTGCCACTCATCGGTATCCCCAACACGTTCCCTGACCAGAATGTAGGTAACGGTTGTCTTGACAAAGCTGGCATCCGTTAATGCCTGCATTGCTGTTTGCCAATCTTCATCCTGTATATCCATACTTCTAAGGCCGATTATCCTGCTCTGGCTCAGGCTGCCTTTGCTGTCTTTGCGAAAAGCGTGCATCACGAGTTTTCTAAGCTCACCGCTGCTACCTTCGGTCACTCGATCCAGATAACGATCAATTAATTCCTTAGCCGCTTCTGCTTGTTCGCTGAGGCCAATCACCGGTCGGTTCTTGATTTCAATTTTGTAACGGCCATCAAAAGACAGCAGTTCGGTATTTCCCTTCTTACCGCCCAACTTTACGCCATACTGCTCAAGGGAAAGCTCAACAAACGCCCGGCAGTCCCCTATAGCCTTCCCCTTGAACTGAGCCAACATTTTGCTCAGTGGTAATGCCTGACTAATAAGCTCCATGACCAACTCATCACGGGCCCGGTCAATAGGCTTGATCTTGTCCTCAGGTACCAGCCTCCCTTCGTGATCCTGGCGGTAGCCGTCCGGAATGGTTTGTTTCTCTGTCATGGGGTTCCCCTTCCTGGTTGTGGTTTTAGTCTCTGATTTCATGGCCAGTCGCAAACGACGCCATTCTGTTTGCGAGAGGCTTTTCATGCGCTGAAGGCTCAGTCCTTGCTGTTGCATGTCCATTCCTCTCGATGGGTAAAGCGCTTAACGAACCGTCCAGCTGAGTTGACACCCTTCAAACTCAACCATGGCTTTTTCGTAGTGACTGCCGTTGTTACCCTTGCTGACGACGGCAGGTTCCCCAAATTCCCGGCAGCGCGGATGCCAGCTGATTTTGATCTTGGGTCGCCCCTCGCCCAGCAGAACCTTCTCAACGGTGTACCCCTCCCGCTGCAATCGGTTCACAACATGTGTCGCTTTCTGCAGTGACTGGATCATATAGCTCTGGCTCATATCCCTTTCGCCCATGTCATACCTCAGGGTCTGTTTTGATTTTCTTGTTGTGGCATTCATTCTGCTCTCTTCCCTAAAAGCCGTTAATCCGTTGTTTTACCTCGCACCCATGCCCCTGCGTGGGAACGAGTTAAGCGTTACTGCCTTAGCTGCTGGTCACACCAGCGATAGACACTGCGTTTTAACTGCGCCTTAGCCTGTTGTTCAAGACGTCGTTTCCAGGCCCCTGTTTCCTGAGCCTTGGCCTGCAGAGCTTTTGCCCGTTTGCGCCGAATGGCGGCATACTTCTCGCTTTTTGTGTTGACCGCATCGCACTCGCAACTCAGAGCCTCCATTGCAAACAACTGTTCAGCGTCGTGCAGCAGACTGATCTGGTCATAAATATCCATTAACCCCACCTCCTGAGCTTCTGATAAATGTCTGAACTCGGCTCACGGACAATCAACTTCTGCTTGCCGTTAAACACCCAGCCACTGAACACCGCACAAGCCAGTGCCTCAGTCTGGCAACGCTGTTTAAACGGGCAGTCATCACAAGGGCAATTGTGAGTGGTGGTGTATTGATGCTCATTGGCGCTGCGGCTTTTCTTCTTCGTGACATAAACCGTCTCATCCATGGGGATGGCGAAATATTCCAGGGCGCTCATGAGATATCCCTCACTGGAATCCGCGAATGCTCACACCCTGAACGACACCCGTGATACAGCTGCACACGGGTCGGGTTGGTGGCGCAAAAGTTACGCTCTTGGAACTCCAGACAACGGTCACGGGCCAGCTCACCCACCACCGGACAGTTGACGCAATACCCCATAAACGCCCCTTTAAACTTCTCTTTAAAGCCCCCTACCCGGTGCTCGGCATACTTGCCGTTGAGCACCTGGCTCACCATGGCTCCAGACACATCCAGCCGTTTGGCGATCTGGCTCTGGCTCAAACGCTCGGCTACTTTTTGCAGCTCCTGGTGCCAGTCTTCATTGACATAGCTTTCTTTTTCATGAGCCATCAGCACACCTCCTCAAGTACGATGATTTCTTTGGTCTTGTAGTCGTACAGCCTGCCCAGCTGCATATTGACGGCAGGCGGCTTTTCTCCCGTGTTGCGATACTGGGGCAGCAGGTAACTGGGCTCACCCAGACTGTCCTGGCTACGGCGCAGATAGTTAAACTGGTGCAGCTGGCTGACCTGCATTTGAATGACGGCCTTGTCCACTTCTGTGACGCCTTTTAACTCGCTCACTGTGAAATTGCGCAACATCCTCATGCCCTGCCAAATCTTGAAAGCCTCCGATCCGGCCTCTGCAGGTGGGCCAGGCCAACGTCGGATATCTACAGGCACTTCATAGACCTGCTTTGTATTGAGGTCAGAGACTGCATGACCGCCATGCAGTCGATAGGGAGCAACAGGGCCGGTATTATGAATCAGCCAGAACCGGGCTTTTGAGCCCTTTGGCTCTCGCCACAGATAACCAGCACGTTCCAGAAAGCTGAGGTAATACCGAACCTTGCACTCTCGCAAACCGGTTTTCATTGACAACGCTCTTGAGGTTGCCCCTTTAAGAGTCCTGAGCAGTTGCCAGACCCGGCCTAAATCTTCCTCCAATCCCACTAAGCGAGCCCGTTTCAAGCTTCTTTTTTTAATTTCTGTTACAGGCTTTAACTCCGTCATGGCTATTCCCTCTTATTATTCTTCTGCCGTTAACCTGTTAGGCCGCCACACCCAGAAAGTAAGTGCCTCGCGCTTCCCGGAACTTCGCCAGATCCATACTGGTTACATCTAAAGAAGCCGCCACCTGTTCTATCCGGTACAGGCCGGTGGTAATCCGCCGGGTGTTGCCTCGGGCAAACTTGTAGAGATCCGCCAGCAGGTCGTCAGAGACCTGCACCTCACACAGCTGGTCAGTGATCAAACGAGCGTCGTCCATATCCAGCGCATTGAACTCCACGTCGATCAAAAAACGGTTGTCGAACTTGTCCGACTTTTTGATCTCATTTTTAATACCCTTCATCCCCACCAGGATGATGGGCATGACAGACATGTCCTGCATATCCATGATCGTGTCCCGGATATCATCGAACCGGACCAGGTAATCCGCCTCGTCAATAAACAGTGGACGCCCCTCCATACTCAGCTTGTTAACAATGTCGTTGAGCATGTCGTCCAGATAACGGCGGCGGGGTATCTCCAACTCCCGACAAATACTGCGCAATAACGCGGAGGGCGTACGCCAAGCGGCCATGGCCCGCACGTAATAGGCACTGTGCTTGATCGCAAACCAGGCAGTACCGGTGGTTTTGCCCAGCCCGGTATCACCATGAATCAAACCGAGACGGTGGGTCAGCCGCTGGGGAGCACTCAGTAGCGCCTGCCCTTGGGCAGCCAGTAAAGCAACGTTTTTGACAGGGACCGTAATATTTCTCATACTTGTGTCTCTCTATTTGTTATTGTTTTTGGGCGTTCTGCCCGATAGGGATCGAGTAAGAGCAGCTGCCACTGCTCTCTACTCACTCTTCTTTCAAACCAAATGCCATCTTGCCGAACTCGTCGTACACCAGCTTTAAGCCTTGCCATTCAGGCGTTAACTCAAACCGCTCCTGCCACTTATGATCCATTTCGTTCAGAGCCTCACCCGCCAGCTTGCGTTCGTGCTGACGTATCCAGCGTTGGAAGCGATCGGTCGGTGTTTCAGCGGGGTCTGTACGTTGTTTAACCCGATCCGTTACCACCTGGTTCATGCCCTGAGCCAGTTCCTGGGTAGGTTGGCCGTGCTCGTCCACATGGCCCGAGCCTTTTTGGTCAGCGGCATCGGCAGCTGCCAGAGCTTCAGCGGCTCCATCCAGATAGCCGGTTTCGTGGGGGAGTTGGGGTTTAGGGAACGGTGTCACGTTGGCATTGCGCTCAGCGATCAAACGCTCTTTGCGGGCAAATATCTTTTCGATCAGCTCGCCCTGGTTGATCTTGCGGCCCTTCTTGCGCAGTGCTGCCTTCTCTTCGGCCACCTTTTTCTGCTCTTTCTTCATGGCTCTGGCCAGCTCTTCGCGGCTAATGCCGGTAATGCTCGGATTCTGAGCCACGCACACAAACTCACCCGACAGCTCAAACAGGTAGATACGACCAATATCCGCTGTGTCATAACGCACCATGAACTGGTCTCCCACCCGTGACCCCATTTCGGGAGCAACGTACCAGCCACCATCAAGCTTGACGCCTTTTTTCTGAACGGTGCGCACGCCCTTCTGTCCGGGAATCGGCTCCAGCAACAGATCAAGGGCGCGCTCATCCTCAATACGGCGGACAGGCTCCATCCAGTTCTGCACCATTTCAGCCGGAGTTTTTCCGTTCAGCCCGTTGTGAGCGTCGTGCATATAAAAGGTATCGATCCAGCGATCGGTAAACGCCTGAAGGTCTTCGCTGCTCAGAGTGGTTTCAATGATATTTTTGCTGCTGCCCGCTTTACGCTTGAGCCGGTCCGCAAAACTGAACTGGGCTTCAATCGCCTGACGCTCGGCGACGTTATGGCCGATAAAGCCGGGCAGTAACTCCACTAACCCATGGGAAAAGGTGCGAAACAGTCTTTCTACAAAGGGCTTTTGTTCCCCGGCGTACGGGTCGGTAGACACCAGATCAATACCCAGGGAGTCCGCCACAATCTGAAAGTAATGGCTCGCATAGTCTTTGCCGTTGTCCACCCGGATTTTTTGTTCGCCCTGGCCGTCCAGTCCCCACTCCAGCATGGCCTGACGCGCCGTGAGCACCACCCCAAAGCTGTCGGAAGACTTGCGCACTTTCATCACTGCCCGGCGGGAGTAAACATCAAGACAGGAGATCAGGGTAAAGCGGCCATCGGTGCACATAATATCGGCGGGAGAGGAGTCCATTTCCCAGAGCTGATTAAGCCGCACAATGTTTTCGGCGGCGTCACCACCGGCCACCATGTACTGGTTTTTAAAGGCGTCGGGGTTGGCTACAGCGGTGAAGAGTCGTTTGTTTTTCACTTTCCAGTTCGACAGCCAGGTGGTGAGGGCGCGTTTACTGGGCAGGCGCACATCTTGCTGATCAAACTCACCTTCCATGGCGCGCAGCATATTGGCCGGAGAGGTGTGAGGCATTCTGGCCAGCATCCCTTCTGCAAAAGCCACCAGTAAAGGCTGGGCATCCATAATGCTCTGCTTGACCGACTTGTACTGACAGGCAAGACCGGCAGGGCCATTGTCGGCATAAGACGCTTTCCAACGGAACAGGCTGGCACGACTGACTTTAGGCACAAAGGTTTTAACGCTCTCGGACAGACCCAGCTGATCGCGGTTGAAGGCATCAACAAACTCACGGGTAGCCGCTTCCACCGCTTCAAAGTCAGCTACAAACACTTCCCAGGCGGCCAGCACTTCAGACCGGGCACGCACACGGGCCTGTTCTTTAGGCGAGAGATTATTGAAAGCAAGGGTGCGCTTGATGTCCTGAGTTTTTTCGTCCCCTTCCAGCTTCATAGCCGCCAGGGTGCCCTTGAGCTCAGCGCCATTGATCTGTTCGGTTTGCTTATCAGCGGCCTGCTGCTTTTTGGTTTGACTGATTTTAAGGGCGCGCTGGGTTTCTTTGGGAAGGCTGGAGATGTGGTATTCTCTGCCGCCGCCCTGCGCCTGACGGGGACGTGATTGCCAATTCTCTCGAATAGCTCTTTCTCTCACCCGCCTGGCAGATGACGGTAGATCGCCCAAACTTTCAAGCTCGCTACTGGTAAACCATTCCATATCAAAGAGCCTCAGTTACTAATGCCAGAAGCTTCAATAATTTTCTGTCTTAGCGCTCTTCCTTTAGGGCCGTTCCATACACCTTTTAGACAGGACATAGCGCTATGTCGATTAACACCATTCTCAATACACCAACGGTTTAATGATGAGTCTTGCCCTACGAAGCCTTGACGAACACGAACATACAGCTCAGGACCGGGCGCAAAGTCATTGCTGATTTTCTTTGCATGGCTCACAATAAATTCCTCATCTTGTTTAAGCATTACGTTTAAAGATATACATTACAGGTTTAATTTATACATCATGAGTGAACTTTATCAAGCAAAAATTGATGATTTTGAAGAAATCATTAAAAAGCTGAGGGAAATCACTGATGCAAAAAGCGATGCAGCCATAGCCAGAGAACTCGGAATGACACCTCAAGGCTTCTTTAACGCACGTAAAAAAGGCTCAATTCCCTTTGAAAAAATTTGTTACTTGGCAGCAAGTAAAGAAATTTCCTTGGATTACCTCTTTTTCACAAACCACAAAGCATCAATTGATGAAGAGCTTCTAGGAGTAGTTGTCGATTGCATCCGATCTGATGAAAGTGAGTTGAGAGAAGCGAAGCTGGATTTTTTATTAGGCGAAGTCTCAGCACTCTATAACAGCGTTGTCAGTCTGAAGAGCACAGAGGAGGTACAGAAAAAGCTCTCTGAACATATCAACCTGATGAATAAAACAATATTAAAGAGGGATTTACACCAAACTAAACAACACTATCTTGAGTACAAAGAAGACCTATCAGATCCACTCAAAGAGCAACTGATTGAACTGATCAAAAAAATGGACATGCGCTTAGAAAAGCTGGAAAACAAGATTCACTAA